GGGACTGCATATTCTAGCCAGCACGCGGAAGGCGGCTTGATGTTTTGCTAGTCTTTTGTCGGTTGTTGCCGCTATGGGCATGATGCAGTAATTACGCGCATCTTTAGGCTTTTCGGGCTTAAATTCTGCCATCCTCAATAGTTCCTACATTTTTTTAATTGTGGGCTTGTATTGTGCTATCACATTATGGTACTGTCTATCATACGATTAACGTACATAAATAAAGGATAAATCATGAAACACTATTTTATTGAATATGACACTGAATATGGGCCTGCTACTTTCGAGGGTGAATATAGCCACTACAACACGTTCATCGCGGAAGCTAACAAAGCGGGCAGAGATGCGGGACTGTTAGAATCTGACGAAAGCGTCCTAGATTGCGATAACTTTATCAGTGTTGATGGTGAGTGAGTATGCTGATTGAGTTACTAGCACTTTATTTTTTACTTTTGCCTGTTTTGTGCGCCTTTGCCGTTGGCGGATATTGTGCGGATAAGATAGAGGAAAAGTGCAAGCCGAAAAACACCAAGATCAAAATCGATTACAAATAACCACACTGAGGATATATAACATGAAAAAAGCAGAACTATTCGAGAAAGTAAACAGCCAGATCATAGAGCTGATGGAAAAAAACGGCCAGGACTGGGCTAAAGGATGGGCGAGTAAGTATGTACACGATACACCGCGGAATGTAATTAGCAATAAAGGTTACAGCGGCTTTAATTCTTTTATTACATATTGTGCGCCTTATGAGTCGCCTATTTGGGGAACTTATAAACAGTGGCAAGGTAAAGGCGTACAAGTAAATAAAGGCGAAAAAGCAACGCATATTATATATGCCAGCAAGTTCGTGCCTAAAGATCAAAAAAGTTTACCTAAAGAGGAACAGAAAACAGCGTTTTGTTTAAAACCTTACGCAATCTTTAATAGTGAACAGACAGACTATGTAATGCCAGCATGTGAAATTGTGGAAGTTGAAAAAAGCGCGGATATACACGCGGATGCTGAAGTATTTATATCTAATACAGGCGCGAGTATTCAACACCTAGGAAATAGCGCGTTTTATACGCCAGGCGCGGATAAAATCACCATGCCGCCACTTGAGCAATTCTTTACGACTAGCGATTATTACGGCACGCTATTGCATGAACTGGCACACTGGACACGCCACGAGTCGCGCCTTAACAGGTCATTTAATCAAAAACGCTTCGGCGATGAAGGTTACGCACAAGAAGAACTAGTTGCGGAATTATCCAGCGCGATATTGTGCGCCATGATTGGTATAGATTCTGAGCCGCGCGCGGATCATGCAAAGTATATTAACAACTGGATAAAGGCGATTAGGAATAATGAATCCGCCATGCTGACGGCCTTTAGTCATGCGACTAAGGCGGTCGAATATCTCGACTCACTGCAGCAACGCCAAGCTATAGCCGCATAATCTAACACCACCACCACAAGGCCGCCATCGTGCGGCCTTTTTTGTGCGCGTGTGTTTTTCTCACGGCTGGATCAGTTCGAGCGATTGCACGCGCCCTGTATGCGCGTTTATGGCGTTGTATTGATATAGGTATGCTTTGCTATAGGTTCACATTATCGCGCTTGATATGTGATCTGACAGCCTGGATTTTGGGTCGAAATTGTTTACCCTAAGCGAAGCATAACCGCCAGGCCCTAAGCGAAGCATAAGCATCTGATAGAAGTTCTAATATCTAACTGTTAGATGTTAGATTATATGTTAGATATATCCCTTGCACATTCAATTATCATACGTTAATGTTGCGTCAATGTTCCGCTATCACTAGGCGAAGCATAAGCCACTCCCCAAAAAAAAACGCCCAGCGAGAGCCAGGCGTAATCACATTGAGGAGTTTCAAAAAAACGAAACGAGGTAACTATATCATGAAATATTCACCAGATAACCACCTTTCTGGCAGCGTCATGGCTGCATGGCTAGGCTATAATCCCTGGCAATCACCATACCAAGTGCTTGAGAACGCTCGATCAGAGCGTCAAGAACTGGACTCTCTGCAAATCGACATTGGTACAGCCGTTGAGCCTGTCATCCTGGAGCGCGGTTTGCGAACAATCGGCCTTGATCGAAAAGATATGTTCAGCTACGAGGACAATCCAGATCACGACACGACATATCTAGCCAAGAAGCACCCAGAACTGGAGCTTTACTATTCAGATGATGGGTTGATTCGAGCCGATAGTGTGACCATCAAGACCGACCCAAGCAAAAACATCTACGTCATGAATGACCAGGGGGAAGTCACGCTCGATGGGCTTTGTATTTTAGAAGCTAAATACACAACGATGCTACCAGCAAGCGATCACCAGCCACCGCTTTATCGAGGCCCGATTCAGCTACAGGTCGGCATGATGTGCCACAAGGCGAAGCATGGCATTTTATTTACTTGTTACGGGGGGCGCGAATTGCATGTGCATGTTTTCGATTCGCACGAATCCACTCAGAAAATAATTTACGATGGCGTAATCTCATTCGAGGAACACTATGCCGCAGGTACATATCCCGATCCGATCTCCATAGAAGAAGTTGGTAAATTATACCCAGAAGCAAGTGACGATAGCGTGAAGTTAGCAGTTGATTTGATGGATAGCGTCAACTCTTACCGCGAAGCTCAAGAAGCAATTAAGCAAGCCGAGGTCATACGCAAGCGTGAAGCTATGAAATTGATGGAAGCCCTGGGCGAAGCATCATCGGGTGTCATACCTGGTTTTGAAGCCGACACCAAGGTGAACTGGCCGATGCGTAATTACAAGCCCAAGCCAGCAACCTGTTGTCCTGAGTGTGGCTTTGAGATTGAGCCAGCAAAAGATGGATATTCAGTACGTCAAAAATCAATCACTATCAAAGAGGTCAGCAACGCATGAGATTACTTTCAGCAAAAGCGGCAGCAGAATACTGCAACTACAACGCCAGGCACTTTCGCGCACTAAAAGTATATGGTCGTGGCCCGAAGTACATACCGATCGAGGGATCAAAAATGGTGGCGTATGACGTAAGAGACCTAGATGAATGGATGAAAAAATGTCCGAAGAACACTTACATCTACAAACCTGAACCGAAAGATACCAATAAACCTATTAACATTTGGAGCAGAAAATGACATTACCTACACTTGCACCACAAAACATGAATGAGGCTATGGAGTTCAGCAAGATGATTGCATCATCTGGGCTTGTGCCTCAGCAGTACAAAAATAAACCACAAGATGTACTAGTCGCAGTTCAATGGGGCTATGAACTTGGCTTGCAGCCACTCCAAGCCTTGCAGAACATCGCAGTTATCAATGGCAAGCCATCTGTATATGGTGATGCCGCGCTTGCCTTGGTCAAAAATGACAGCCGATGTGCTGGCGTGCATGAATATATAGATGGTGATGGCGACAATCGTATCGCTTACTGCACCGCAAAGCGCAGGTATGGTGATGACATCGAGGAAACCACACGCACATTCTCAGTTGATGATGCCAAGCGTGCTGGTTTATGGGGGCGAAAAGGGCCATGGACACAATACCCAGATCGTATGCTTATGATGCGTGCCAGAGGCTTCACTTTGCGTGACGCTTTCCCAGATGCGCTCAAAGGCGTTATCACTGCCGAGGAAGCGCAAGACTACCCGTCAAAAGGGAAGTCCACGCAGACAGCAATACAGGAAGCCCCAGCTAATCCATTGGATCAGCTACCCAAACCTGAACCCAAACCTGAACCCCAGGCGAAGCAAGAGCCAGAAGTAGTTGAGGTGGTTGATGACTATGGCGAAGTCGTTGAGAAGCCCAAGAATATCGCTCAACAAAAAATAGCTGAGATCAAGAAGAACTTACGCGACAGCAAGCCAAAGGTTTTTAAGCTTTACCATTGGAATGGTGACGAGGCCAAGGAATTCAAGACACTGCCTGAATGGGCCGATGGCTTCAAAAACCTGATGGCAAAGATGGCTGACAGTAAAAAATTTGATGCCAAGAAAAAGACTGAGATGTTAATCGCCATGCGAAGTAGCAACAAAGAAGTGATCGAAGACCTTGGCAGCATTGAGCAGGAATCAGTGAAGGACTTTTACATGACTCTAATCGACAAGGTGAAATAAAATGGTACGCAAGGGACTTACAGAAAAGCAACGCCAGGTGTATGACATCCTGGTTGAGTCACAAAAGATTCATGGTTTTGTACCAACAATGTCTGCCATCGCAGAAAAAATTGGTGTCACTAAATCGACTGTGCAAGTACACTTAAAAGCTCTCGAATCCAGAGGATGGATCAAAGCCGCAGGGGGCAAAAAAAGTGGAATCACAATATACTAAATCAATAGTGACTGACTCTCATGAAATCGCGCTTGAATACGCAGGTACACTCAGCAGTAAAGGTCACGATACAGTGATTGCATCGCTGGGTGATTCTTTACTGGTAAGCACGTTTGAAGACTACGATGAGTTTCACGCAGTTGCACCAATTTTGGAAATCTTTAGGAGCGTAGCCTAGCTACGCTTCTTTTTCTTCATCTTATCCATCGCCATCTTTTTCAGACGCTTATCTTTCATGTCTGCTTTTGATGGACGACCAACGCGAGAACCATACGTTCCCTTTCCCATTGGCATATCTTTACCCCTTGAGTAAGTCTTTATCTGCTTTGCGCGCGCCACCCTTGCCACTGACAAAGGACTTCACACGCCCCATTGCCCACTGATGCGCTGATACTTTAGGTCGTGAGCCGCTTGAATAGTAAGCACCTAAACCACGCTTGTAAACTTTATTCAATGTGCTTGCGCTGAAACGCGAAGCACCAGGAATGTTCTTAAACTTTGGACTCATCGCTTTGACCTCTGCTTTGAAATTCGATCCATCTCTGCTGGTGTGAGCAAGCCCATCTTATATTTCGCCCTGGTACGCAGTATCTCTTTGCGCGTTGCATCAGGATTGCTACTACCCTTGACATACTTCTCAGGAATACCAGACTTTTTGTCTTTCTTGACCTTCTTAAATTTACGCATATGTCCACATCACTGGTGTTGTTTCTCTAATATCCACATGTATAAATGTATCAGCTATACCAATTCCAGTGAAGCCAAGACGTAATGCTTCTGTCACAATAATCATACGCTTCTTGCTATCATTAATCTTAATATCTGATGCAATCCCTTGAGTATGGGTGCCACCTTTGGCTTTGCGCTGCTCGATGCTATGTTCAATCGAACGGTAGCCAGATGTAATCACAAACGGAAAGCCGCAGTTCTCACGCAAGACATCCAGCATCTCCAAGAACTGCTTATCCATTTGATTCTCTCCAGTTTCTTGGCAATCGAACTCTGTTATATCAAAGTATTTCACGCTGTCTTTTTACGATTCGACATCAGCAAACGAAAGTCTGCACCAGTAATCCTGTTCCTTGGCTCGGCAACCCTAGCGATCTTCATCTGCTTTGCGCTATATTTTTTCTTACCCTTTGGCTTTGGCATATCATTTCCTCATCATATTTTTGACTGATTGTATCCCGAAACTAGCAGCAAACACGACACCCACCGCAGTTTTATAATAATCTGGCATAGTGTCTAGTGCAGCAAAGCCACGCATAACAATATCCTCATGACCAGTGAAAGCCAGGATCAGTGGAATAGACACCAGGATAGTCAGCCATTCATCCTTCCATGAATTAGCAGATGCCTCAGCCATTGTCTGATTCCATTCCAGCTCACCAGTAGCCACCTTCTGGGCTATGACTGCCTTAGCTTTGGCTATCTCTAGCTTTGCCTGTAGCTCCATCTGAGCTTTCTCTGCTCTGCCCTGTAGCCATGTCTTAGCTACGTTCGCTATCGGCTGTATAAATCCTTGTAACATCACTCAAACTCAACTATATCTAACACATATTTTTTTGGTATGCGTATCACACGCGCTGCCTGGCCATTCAGATGATCCCAATCACGCGCAACAAAATAGTTCTGCTTAGTCTCTTTAACCAAGAAACCAGCCGACTCTTGCTGACACTCATCAGCATCAATATCTTCTAGCTCATCACCCTCACAAGCATCATTCCACTTGATATGCACTAAACCTAAGTAAATAGCCACATTGTTAATCCAAATACGCCTACAATCATTGTAGCTACGCAATAAAAAAAACACCAATCATTTGCGCTGTTGAAACATTTCTTCATGCTTTATATACCTTCCCGTTGAACCTGGCTTTTCCATCATGGACAATCACAGGTATTGACTCGACATCTTTGCCATTGAACATCTGAATGACAAAGCCATGCTGCCAATCCGTAGCGTTATCTTCTGTATATAGGAATTGATCTGACAAAGGATCAGCAAGCGTGCCGCATTCTACACCATGCCGAGTGCCAGCGTAATCACTTATATATGTCACGCCCAGCCTGTGTGTATGGCCGTTGCCAATGCTGATGCCAGCGTTCAGGGTAGAGTTACGTCTTGCATGTGTACCACCCTTCATCGGTTTGTGTTTCCACAGAAAAGTATCATTGATGATGGTTGATGTTCCGATGTGCCAGTCTGGAAAGAATATCTCCATCGGTGACTTCTCGGAAGCCTTGAGTCCTGCCAGCAGACCACTGACAACCTCTGACTCAGCAGACTCTAGGTTAGCCAGGGCGATCTCGATGCGCTCATGATTACCAACATTGATGTCCAAGTCTACCTTGCGTCTAGCTTGTTTTGCGACATCTGCAATCTCGGCCATGTAGAACATGCAAGTCTCTACCTCATCCTCTGTGCTTGGTGTATCTTCGAGATACCTTTTGCCGAACCTCGATAGTCTCGCACCATCCATCATGTCACCACGACACGCCACGCCATGTGGCTTCATTTCTTCTATCATCTTGAGCATGATTATGTGTGCGTCTGTATGCTTCTGGTCAGGCCACCAATGGCAGTCTGAGAAGTTGATAATCATTGCTTCACTCTTGAAATCAACGCGCCTGGTACGTTGCGGCACGCGCCTGAATTGTACGAGATGTTCATTTTTTTTGTGAGTCTCTAGGGTGATGCCTAGTATTTGTTCAACATGCCTACGATAACGGAACAGTGTACGCATGTCTTTGATATTGATGCCAGCCATCGACATGGCTTCTCTAAGACTAGTTGCCTTGTCCCACACTGCTGCTACTTTTTGCGCTCGTTCAAGTGATATTTGATATTCCTGATGATGCTTCGCCATGCCACTCTCCTCTAAGTGTTTATGGTGATTTAGCTCTTGGGAAAGTTACCATTCCCTATCAGCCACATAGCCAGACCGAGTGCTATTGCACCGATTAGCCAAGACAGCTTTTTCATCACAGACTTTCCAACTTCTGAGTAGACCTTCTCTAATGCACGTTTGGCTGCTTGCTCGGCGATTCGATCAATGTCAGCCTCGGTGAGGTATTTATCTTTCATGTCCATTACTCAGGTTTGCTAGGAAAAATTGGATTATGAATATCAGTTGTTACAGGTAGATCACGCAGTGCTTGGCGGTATGTTGCCCATGCAGTTGCGTTTGGTATTTGTGCATCGGGTAGCTGAGTCCAATCTGACTGCGCTAGAAGTGCGTTACGTCTTGAGCGTAGATTTGCCAGTGCAATATCATCAGGCTCGTTGACCTGGGCCATTGGTTGACCCTCGCTGATTTGTCCAGTTTTAATATCAAGAACGATGTTGTCCATTATGTTTTGATTCCTACAAATATGCTGCCACTATCGAAACTACCTGATGATGGGAATACCGAAAGTTGTGTGATTGCGGCTGTTAATTGCTTTCTTCCAGCCACGAAGGTCGGCCCATCACCACTATCATTTCTGGTTGTACCTGTGATAAACCAATTCGTACCACCGCCACCTGGGTTGTATAAATTCAACACACCAACTCTAAACCTTGATGCATTACTGTTGTGTCCTTCTAATTCAAAAAATGTGCTGTTCTCAAAAAGACCCTGACCTGGATTATCAGCACTTGAATTGTAGCCAGATGTCTCTAAGCCCCCAGAATCTCCTATCCTCATCCTAAGATCGGCTGTGCTGTTGACGCTCACTCCAGATAAAACAACAATAATCTCTTTTGCCCCACCTAAACCAGTAAATGTGATACTACTTCCAGATGTGGTTGCCTGATTTGTAAATACGAAGCCTGGATTGGCAAAGGATAAATTAGCAGAGCCATCTGTTTTCAAGAACTGACCCGCAGTTCCATCCGCTGTTGGATGCGATAAACCATCAAGGATGACTTTGCCCGATCCGTTTGGCGTGATTGATATATTGCCATTAGATACTGATACGATGGAGTTACCATTGACATCAAGGTTGCCGCCTAGCTGTGGTGTAGTGTCAACGACTACATCTGAAATACCACCAGTTGCCCCAGTGTACGCAATCGTGAGTGTTTCATTACCACCATCGCTACCCTCAGTGAGTCCTATATTCGCACCTGCGACTAACTTGCCATTCAAGAATCCTGCGGTTGTGTCG